CGGCATACGAGATACATCGGTGACTGGAGTTCAGACGTGTGCTCTTCCGATCTGATGGCTCAGAAGCCTTTAATCTGCTAGAAGTTCAAAATATGGTAAAAATTGCTGATCAATGGTTTGTAATTAAACAGATTCAACCAGACTATTCAGGTGGGATTGCGACGGTGGATGTGAGCTTATCACATGTTTCAAATGAAATTTCGCGTATAAGGCATTACAGTAATAAGGATCCAGTTGATTGGGGAGACAATTCACATTATTCAGAAGATAATAGCAATTCAAGTCAAACCGATTTACAAGTTTCTTCAGATAGCAGTAATGACGATCAGACTGAGCAAGTGACACCACAGAATATCCTAGATTGTATTTTTAAGAACAACAGCTGGGGCGTGACGTATCAAGTAATTGGAGAATTTAACTCAGTTAGTGTAGACGATCCATATGCTAGCGGTAGTGGAAAAGATCTCTTAGACCGAATCAGAGAAGCATGGCCAGATTGCGTAATTTACCCAGACAACTTAAATATCCGTGTTTATTCGCATGATGAGTTTTATAAAAATTATGGTAATCGGATTGATTATTTGCACGATACAGCAGAGATAACGTTATCTTATGATTCTACAAATATGAGTAATTGTGCTCGCCTAGTTGGCGCTACGTATGAGCAGGATACTACAGTCGATACCGGTTTACCCAATGGAAATGCGGGTAAAGGTGCTCAAGCAGTAATTGATGATGCCAAGAAATATGTTGGTGTTCCATATGTATGGGGTGGTGCAGGTGGTTCACGAGGTGGAAATCCATTTAGTGGAATGGATTGTTCTAGTTTCGTTTCACAAGTATATAAGGATTTTGGTATTAATGTACCAGCGTATACGGTGTCACTTGAGAGTTGTGGAAGCGATGTTGCTTCACCACAAACTGGTGATATGGGATTCTATGGTTCTCATGGAGCAAGCTACCATGTAACTCTTGCTTTAAATTCAACCACGATGGAATATGAACCACAGCCTGGAGAATCGTGCAAGGTTACCCCAATTAGTTACTATCCGCCATCGTGGTGGGAACGTAATGATCAAATGGCGGCAGTAGTTGGGTCAGCTGGGGATGATAATGACGTTGACAATACAACAACTGATAGCAAAGAAATGTATTATTTTGCACCATTCTGGTATCAAAATCAGGAAAGTGTTAACCGATGGGGACAATTTGGTGCGGATGATATTACTTCTGATACTATTCAAAACAAGGATGAGATGAAGAGATATGCAGATACTCAGTTTAATCTCAACCCCGATTTAGAGATTGACGCAACTTTACAAGGTAATCGGAAGCCAATTCCTGGCGAATTAATCAGAGTTGAAGTTAAACCCAAGCATTTTGTAACTACTGTGGCTGTTGTTGGTTATCAATGGTATCCATATAGTGAAATCAGTCAGTCAACTGAAACGCTGAATTCTAATGGTAAAAATATTCTTGATTACGATAATGCCCAACTCAATAACATTTCAGTTATTCAAGATAGTGTTCGCAAGATAATGACTTCTAATATAGAAACACAAAATGGTCAGGAAACTTGGACTGAAAGTGAGGCTAAACAATATGCTGACACCCAACGTGATTGATATTTCTGAACAATGTTCAACCACAGATTTCAGTAAATTAAAGTCTGAAGGGATTAAATCAGTAATTATTCGTCTTGGTGTGGGGAATGTTCAGGATGAGCGGGCAGCTAAATTTATTATAGGTGCTAAAAATGCTGGATTAATTGTTCATGGCTACCACGAATACCAAGATGATGTTGAGAATCAGATTCAATGGTCTGTCCGGAATGCACATAAACTTGGATTATCAAATAATGCTTATTATTTTTTAAAAGTAAAAAGTAGAAAAAACATAGAAGAAATTTTTCGTCCATTTTATCGAAATTGGAAGATGAATCGATGGAATGTTGGCTTATATGCTCCGGCTACTAAATTTAATAATTTTGATTTCGATGAATTCGAGAGAAACTCCATTTATAAATGGGCCGTAAAGACTGATGATCAATTAAATCAAAAGATGGATTTGTTAAGTATTAATTCCCTAAATGGGCTAGGGAAAGACATTGATGTTAGCGGTAAATTAATTCAGGTAATTGATGCAAATGAGTTAATAGAAACTGATCCCAATAAAGATTATCGAGTTAGTTCTGGTGCTTTTGTGGGCTTTGACTATTCAACCACTTCCGTTCAGGGTGGCAAATTTTTTGGTATCCTCTCCAGACGGTATTAATAAAATTCCTAAATTAGGACCTGATGGATCATTTATGTTTAACCGAGATGATGGTGAACGTATATTGAAATTAATAGGAGCTAAGGTTGTTCCCAAAATTCGTATAAATAAAAATGCATTATTGAAAGCACCAGCTGATTATTCAGATGGTGTTTTTTATGAAAAAGTATTTTTAGATAGTTTTCAAATTAAAGTCAATCAGGGAAAACTAGGAATATTAACTACCAAAGTAATTGTTGATGATAACCATTGTTATGCTAGGCAACAATTAGAAGTTATTGATAGTAAAAAGCCTGTTACTTTATTAAGAAATGGTCAGGGAAATGCTTGGAATAATTGGAACTATTTGTTGGGAGATGAAGAGAATGCAGGATCAAATTAGGTTACATACAACTGATTTACCAATTATGCTTAGTCGAGAATTTTATGATGATTTAGTTGAGAGCTTTAGGTTAATTGAACAAACATTGAATAATCTTAACAGTGAGATTAATTCGCTGAACGGGCAATTTAATGATTTGAACAAAGATGATATTCAAACTGAATTAATTAATGATGCTGGAATTTCTGTTACTGATAATGACGGAGAGACCAGCATTATTGATATTAGCGATACGGATACTTCATCTGAAATTAGTTAGAAAAGGAGGGATTAATTTTGCCAGTTAAGGTAACACATAACAATAGTGGCCACCATTACCGAATAGCGATTGATATTGCTAAAGAAGGAGCCGAAGTGTTTGACCTAACGCCTTACTTTAAAGGGCGAGTCGGTGATAATAACTTTGGCCTGCAAATTGTCTGGTATTACCAAGGACAGCTATTAGATATTTCCGGTATGAAGCCTTTCATTCAAGGGAATGTTGGTCACTATTCATTTGATGATCAGAAGAACTTACAAATGGCACCTGACGCTGGGACAGTTTCATCGACAGGTGATCCAAAAGATTGTCAGGCTAATGGTCAAGCACTATATCGGTTTCCTGAGCAGATGTTTCCTAAAGAAGGAATTTTCAAGGGCTTTATTGGGTTACTTGATGATTCTGATGATGGCGGTCATACACATTTAACGGGAGTTAATATTTGGTTCCGGGTTCTGGGTGGTGTTGCTCAAATGGGTCGGGCATGTGATTTTTACATTAACGACTTAGACACCGCGATTACTAATGCTAAGGAAAAACTTCGACAAGCTGGAATTGATAATGAAAAAGAATTTGAAAAGATCCTGGCAGATTTGCAAACTAAGCAAACAACCATTTCAAAGGAGTTAGATAAACTTGGCGATGATACTAAGCAACAATTCCTTGAATGGTTAGTTAAATATAAGCAATCACTACAAGATGCTCTTAATGCGGTTGATGATCCTAAAGAAGGATTAATGACGAAGTATTCATCGCTGCTAACGATGGCGAAGCAGATTCAAGAGATTCTTAAACAAGCCCAATTCCATGACCGGCCATTCCACTTTGCCACCGTTAATGCGATGCAGAAGTACACGGCATTAATGGACGGTGACCTTGCAATTACGCATGGTTGGGATAACTACGACGATGGTCACGGGGCTTACTGGAATATTCGGGTTAAGCATAAGGATGAAACGCCAGATGAAGAGAACGTTATTAGCATTAATACCGATATGGGCTTAGTTGCGGAACGGAACTCATCATTGTTGAGTGCGGATAGCCTAGAAGATTTCCTCTATGGCTACACGATCGAGATTAAGCATAATCAATGCGAACACCCACTACGCCCAGCAGTGCTGTACTACGAAGACGCTATCGGGACTGAACGGGATGGCTTAGGAAAGACTAGTCATGGCTTCGGGCAAACAAACACCAAGTTAATTAATTGCATTGCGGAATACCCGGATGCAAACACGATTAAGGTTAAGATTCCCCGGAACTTCTATCTTGATGCCGTACCACACTACAAGTTTGGCGCTTGGTATCTGATTGATGGTAACCGGACGATCAAGGTTGACTTGGGAATGCCAATTGATGACGCTAAGGCCCAAGCAGGTGATGGAAAAGGTAATTCTTACCTATCACCGAACACGGGTTACTTCTCAAAGCCAACGAGTCCAACGGACTTACGAGCAGTTTACATTGATGAACACACGCAACGGTTACTATGGAGGGATTAGTTAATGAAATACTATATTTATCAAGGAACAGGAACGGACGGTGAACTGAAGAAGGTTGCCGAAGTTGAGGACAAGAAGGAATACACCGTTACTGGTTTAACGGCTAACTCAACTTATCGCTTCGCCGTTAGTTCTTACAATGGTTTACGAGAAAGTGAAAAGTCAAACGTGATCACGGTTAAGACCAGTGCTGTTCCAGTTGAAGGTATTACTTTGACAATTGACAAGACAGCACTTGAAGTTGGTGGAACCGCTAAGGTTACCGTTACGATTACCCAAGCTAATGAAACTGACGGTGCAGCAGTATTGACCTCATCAAACCCGCAAGTGGCAACGGTTGATGGTGCGGGGAACGTCAAAGCAATTGCTCTAGGGACGGCAACTATTACCGCAAAGATTGACGAAAAGGTCTCTAACGTGATTAGTTTGACGGTTTACGAAGCGCTGGTTAACGTGACCAACTTAGCGGCAACTAACGTAACACCAAACTCGCTTGATTTAAGTTGGGACTGATGATGAATGCAGTATCGAATCCGAAACGGTGATCAATTAATTGGCACGGTGAACAACAAGCAGTATCAAGTAACGGGATTAACTCCCAACACTGCTTATAACTTGTCAGTGGCGTCCTTTAACGGCTTCCGTGAAAGTCCAAGGACGAGCTTGACAGTTAAAACTCGAGGAATCCAAGTTAAGGTGCCAGTTAGCTTAACTGCTGGGACAACGGTATCGTTAGTCTACCTTGAATATGCCTTGGGATTAGTTCCAATTGGAACGGAACCAAGTGGCATGTTTGGTGGTGGCAATCGGCAAATCCTCCCAGCAAAAGTGGTTAGCTCGGCTAACGAGATGAGCACGATTGAAATTACTAACAGCTTTAACTTGATGAGTGACGGGTTAACAATGAAACAACTACCAGACAAGAGCTTTGGCGCCTTTGAAGGCTACAAGGCTCTTTACTATAAGGGGGATTAATAAAATTGCTGATTTAGAAAAGATTTTTACAGGAATGGATCAAGGACCAGAAAAGATTGATGGTAACTTTGCCAAAGTTAAGGACACTTTGGCAACAGCAGGAGATAATCATAAATTTAATGTTCAGTACTATCCACTGGTAACAATGAACGGCTGGACAACTGATGCCAAGAATGCGTTTATGAAAGCTGAGAACGACCAACTTAAAATTGTCGTTGTTTCATTTAACCTCAAGAAGCCAGCCGGAGTGGACTTTCAAGGGTATATGGATGTCGGCACTGACCCAGTAGTTTCATCAATCTATAACGGTGGCCTGGCAACAGCGGAAGATTGGACTTCTGGTGCAATGACTAACGTCTTGTTTATAAACGGCAAAGTGCAAATTGAAACTCTAACCGGGAGCGTCTTTAGTAATCACTTTGCTAAAGACCAACCCGTTGAACTGCGAGTCGATAAATCATTTATCTGGTCTAAGCAATAAGTAAGAGGAGGAATAAAGAATGGCAGAATCACAATGGGTATACCTTTTTGACCGTCAAAACGGTAATACTTTGATATACGCAACTGTACTTGAAGACGGTCAAAAGATGCCGGACAACGGAACTACTGTCGTATGTCCTAACGGTTTATACGAACCATGCTTTGATGAACAAGCGCAAACTTGGAAAGGAATTACCAAGGAAGAGTGGGAAGTAAAACACCCACAAAAACCGGTTGTACCTAGCCAAGCTGATAAGGTGACGAATGATTTAGGCTTACAGATGGCACAACTTACGGCCGAAAATAAGCAACTAAAACAGTCGGTTAATCAGCTAGGCTTGCAGTTAGCACAGGTAACCATGAAAGATAAGAAAGAAAATGGAGGTAACTAATCATGGA